TGGAAATGATTATACAGTTCCAATCAAAACATTATACTCAGAAGGATTTCCACAAGCAGACGTAACTGGCGGAACTATATCTATAGAACTTAGAGATTTTTATTTTCATTTTGAATCACTGCCTGCCCCAGAATTATTTATAACAAATGTATCATTAAGTTATGCAATTGCTCTTTTGTTAGACTATGTAGGATTTAGCAATTATATTTATAAAAGAAATACTTCAGAGCGAGAACCAGTAATTCCATATTTTTTTGTCGGACCAGATAGAAATCTAGCAGAAGTATTAAATGATTTAGCAGTGTCTACACAAACAGCAATGTTCTTTGATGAGTATAATAACTTTATTGTTATGAGCAAAAATTATCTTATGCCATCAGAGACTGGAACTGTGGTAGGTGCTGGCATTTCTTCAAGATCAACAAACTATGAATTAATAGGATCTAAAACGGTTGATAAAGTGCCAGAAATTTTAATTAACTCTGATGATGCAGAACTTTATAATACTGTACCAGAAGAAGAATTAGATGCTGGACTTTATAATACGTCTTCTTGGGATTTAACAATTGGACAAGGTAGCCCATCGTTGATAGAAAACACTGCAACAATTATTAAAAATAAACTTATAGATAATAAAAAATTACCTAATATTATTTCAATTGCATCACAAGATAAAAAAATATATAATGATGGAAAGATTACGTATAAATCAAGGTATATTGATAAAACATATAGTGCACTTGGACAAGAACTAAACATTGAAGAAAGTGATAAAAGGTGGATATATAAACCAGCACTATTATGGCAAATATCTGAATCTTCAGAACTTAAAAAAGATAACAAAGGTAATGGATATGCGTTAGCAGCACTTACTTTAAATCAAGATATTTCAAATCAACCACCAACAGTTGTTAATCATGAGTTAATAAATAATGTTATGGATTTTGGAGAAAGCATCTATTTGCTTGCTAGACATCAAGGATATTTCTATGCAAATGGTGAGGTAATTAAGTATGATGCGGTTCAATATAATGTAGATGGAGTTGGAAATGTTTGGATTAGCAATGATTCAGAATATAAATATTATTTTAATAAACTACCATATAATGGCAAAATATATCCTACTGGAAATGTAAGAATTTTTGCAGAGCCGTACTATGTAACAATTGCTGGTATTGAAAAAAGACAAAATGGAGATGTTGCAAAACATGGCAGAGCACAGTTTGGTACAGCCATAACGAGCCATCCTTCAGGATTACAAACATATTGGACAGATCCAGAAAACCGTAAAGGCTGTGCTATGGTTTCTAAATATTTGTTTGGTGGTCAAACTTTTAATGGAACTGTTGCTACAGGCACTGCAGCAGGAGTTAGGTCAGTAGTTGCAAAACGCAGTTCAGCAAATGGAGTAATTAAAAAGTATTTGTCTAAATATAATTTAACAGAGTCAGAAGTTGTTAATATTAATAGAATAGACCCAACTAAAAATAAAGGCGTTGTACAGTCTTCTGCATTAGTATTAAAAGGACCAAATTTTGATACAACAGACATTAAACCAATTGATTTCATTACATACATAAATAAACCTTTAGAAGATAGATTTAAAAATTTTGGAACAAGGATGAGAATTATTGGTTCTCCAGCAGAATCAATTGAAAGTGAAGACGGTACTGTTAAACAAAAAATAACACCATTAAATGGAACAACATACTATCAACTTAATGCAGACTCACCAACATCATCAGTAGGCATTTCTGGTAACTCTGGAGGAATTGGAATCCTAGTAAATCCAACAACAAATAATGGATACTATTTTGAAATTATTTCTTTAGATGGTGGAACAGAAGAAACTGCCAATATTATATTTTATAAGATTTACTCTAGTGAAACTTCTCCAGGCTCAGATAGTTATGGTCTACAAGCAGTGCCAGAGTTATTATGGAGTGGTACTGCAGACATACTTTCTGATAGTGGAAATTTTGTTGGTATATCAAGAAAATTTTATGATAAAGTAGACACAGTTTATGATTTATCAATAGAGTATGCAGACAATGTTTTAAATGCAAATTCAAGAAGATTCTTTTTATATATAAATAATGTTTTAGTTGCAACAGTCGATGATACCGATCCACTACCAAAATATAACAATGTTGCATTATTTACTCGTGGTGGCTCAAAGTGTATGTTTGAAAATATTTATGCATTGACTGAAAATTACTCTGAAAATCCAAATGCTAACATATCTGGAAATCCAATAGCAAGTGTTTTTGGTGGAGAAAATATAACAATTAATAACTCAATGCGAAAGTATGCTTTAAGTGGTATTTTACAACAAACATATCTTTCTGGAATTAGTGCTGCAGAACCAAATAAATTTAAAATGTATTTTGATGAATTTGGAACAATCATGAGAGAGTGTGCATATTTTAATATAAGATTTGATAATGCATATCCAGCATTATTTTCTAAAATTATAAAATTACCAGATAGAACTAAGGACTATGTTGTTTCTGGTTATACATCTACAGCATATGGAGCAGAGTTTTTAATTTTTAATGCGACTGACTCATTATTAGATTTAGGAACAACTGACTATAATTTCTTAAATATTAATGGAATTGCGTTTACACAAGATGGTGGAGGACAACTAACAGTAGATGATTATTTTAAGAAACGTTCAAGTTTTTCAGATCCAGAATTAGTTGGAAATACTTTAATATACTCTCCAACTTTTGAAAAACAACAGTACGATAAAATTAGATTAAGTAGAATAACATATGGCAAGAATGAATTTTCTATTGAAAGTGATTATATTCAAAATCAAGATGATGCAGAACTATTAATGGATTGGATTTTGAAAAAATTAATGACACCTAAAAAGGCAGTTGGTTTAAATATTTTTGCAACACCAATTATTCAACTTGGAGATTTAGTTACAATTGATTATAAAAATAATGATAATGTTGATATGGTTGCATTATCATCAACTAAATTTTTAGTTTATAACATTGAATATAGCAGAAGTGCTGATGGACCAGATATGACGATATACTTGAGCGAGGTGTAATATGTCATATAACTATGATGAAAGTACAAACGATGTGTATGCAGCAGCACAACGAATGGCAAATAATAGTCCTATAACTTCTGGATATTATTTTGATAATGATAATTATGATGGAAAGCCAGTTGATGTAAAACCAGTAACTCCATCATCATACTCTCCACCAAACGAAGGTGGGCCAAGGTATTCTGAATCATCTGGATCTAACTTAGTTGTAAAATCTCCCGTCAAAATAGCAACTCCACAATATGTAGACTTTAACGAAGCAAATATAAATCCAATTACAACAAATGAAATATTAAATTTATATTTTGAACAAATTAATGGGCATGCTCTTTTATTATTAAACAATACCAACTTTGTTAATACCCCAAGCATTAATTACCAGCCAATAGTAAATATGTGGGAAATTACAAAAAGATATGATCCTAAAAAAATCTTAGGATTACAAGATACAGCAGATACATATTTTGGTAATTTTTCAATAAAATTAGATAATAAAATACCAAAAGTTCCTAGTGATGATAGCACAAATGGAACAAATGTTTACCTTGCAACAACTCAAGATTTAGTTTTAACTGCAGAAGTTGTTGGATACAATAGGTCTGCAAGGTTGGTTATTGAAACTGTAAATATGGAAAAAGATGAACGGTTAGAGATAGAGATACTTTCAGATGGTACAATAGATACAGATTTAATTGAGGAGTATGGATCATGATAACAGATAGTGGCAAAGAGATAGTAGCAAAGTATATGCTAGGGACTGCTCCAGCATACGCCTCATATATGGCTTTTGGCTCAGCAGCAAAGCCTTTAGGAACCGCAGATGTTCATGATTTTGTTGCATATTCAGAAAAAGAAGAACTTGGATTTGAAATGTTTAGAGTTCCAATATCTTCAAAAGGTTATGTTTTTGAAAACAATACTAATAAGTTAGTTTTTACGGCAGAACTTCCAAGTCAAGAAAGATATGAAATTACAGAAATAGGAATATATTCTGCTGGAGCAAATCCGTCTGCTTCTGGATTTGATAGTAAAAATTTAATTATTTTTTCACAAGAGGAAAATTGGCAATATGTTGTAACAACACCAACAACAGTTCCAACAATAATAACTCCATTAGATCCTGCTGATGATAATATTATTAATGTAACAGATGATGTCTTTCAAGCAAATGCTGATAACAGAATTTTTTATAAAAACAATAGATCTCAATATCATGAAAGATGTAGATTTTTTAATAATATGATGATGATTGTTGGCGATTATTCAAGTATTATTAGTGCAACATCATCTACAAATCTTTCTTCTACTCCACATATATTAAAGACAGGTCTTGGAATTAACCTATCACAAAATTCTTTGTCTGACAAAATTAAGATTGCTTTTTCTTTAGTAAATAAAACTGCAAATACAACATTAAGTGCAGAATATACTGAACCAGACAGCGTAAAAATTATTATTGATTTTATTAATACATCTACTAAAAAAGCAAGATTAATTTGTAATGTTTTAAAAGATGGTGATGGAATTGATTTTAAGTCAAACAGATATTATGTAATTGATAAAACACTTGGAGATGCGGTACAAGATGCAGATTTTTCTTGGGCTGATGTTACATCAATAAAAATCTGGTCTTGTGTAGTTGATGACAGTGCTCTTTCTTCAGATTATTATGTTGCTTTAGATGCAATACGATTTGACAATGTAACAACACAAAATCCATTGTATGGTTTAGTTGCTTATACAACAGTTAAGAATTCAGCAAAACAACCAATTCTTAAGAGTCCAAATACAAATAATTATATTGAATTTAGAATGGCCTTTGGGGTTGAGTAATGGCTGATAAAAATATTGTAAAATCAAAGGTCAGACCTTTGCCAGAATTTAGCGGATCTACTGGAAAATATAGATTAAGATATAGAATTATTTCAGAAGATAGAAATAGAACATCACACTGGTCACAAATACATGAAGTTTCAGTTCCTGCGGTTACACCACTAACTACTAGTCAATATAAACTAATTGTTGAAGAAACAAGCACTTCTGGATTGTTTTTGGTAAATTTGATTTGGGAGGGTAACAATACATATTTGTTTAGTTACTATGATGTTTACATAGCCTATGACTCTATAGTGGTCCCACCATTATTGCCATCAAATTCAGAATATTCTTATTTAACAAGAGTTACTGATAGATCATTTTCTACATATATTAGTACTGAAGATTATGATAATTTTAGCGTTATGATACATTCTCCAACATATGATAAGATTATAAACAATAGCCAAATTCTATTAAAAACACCAAGAGAATTGCTACCCATTTCTTAATTACCTATGATATAATTAAAAGACTATGCCAATCATACCAACTCCACAAAAAGGACAGCCACTTGATGTGGCCTATATATCCAGCATTGTTAATGAGGTAAATAGTTTAGTTTCTTCTACTATGCCAACAGAGTCTAATGTTACAACCATTAAGCCTGCTGGAAATGCTGCAGAACAAAAAACACCTACGCTTAAATCAAAAATTTATGGGACTACATATAGCGTAGCAGTTGGTGCTACTGTTACTGCTGGAGAAGAAAAGCCATTTGATATTAACTATAGTTTTAAGTATCCTCCAATTGTTGTTGCAACTCCTTGGAACATAGGTGGCACAGATTCTGGAAAAAATGTTTCTATTTATATAAAAAGCGTTACAGAAACAAA